CTCTGCATAGCCAGCAAGTTTCTTGGCGGCAACTATATCACCATTCGCCTCTTCAAAAAGAACCTCAAGAAACTTTTGCTGTCTTTCATTTAATTCTCTAGCCACTAGACCATATCTCCGTTATACATCATATTAGCTAACTTTGTAGAGCGTCCTTTTACTTGAGTTGCCCAACGCGAGTCTAGCATTTCTTTTGATGCTGTAGCAAAATTATGTTCATGCACTGCCGCCCACATCTTTTTAAATTTATTTAATCGTGGAACACCCATGTTAAATGCCATGTCAACTAATACTAGCTGACGTACAGAGTCTAAATCTGCTATGCAAGGATGTGCTTTTAACAGTTCCTCTTCGACAATCTGTACGTCATTCATTGCTAGATAGACCGCATCTGCTTCTGTTATACCCCACTCATATACATGGTCCATAGATGGATAGTCCATCCAATCTAATTCTTCTTTAGTAATACCACGGTCTTCTAGATTTCTTCCTATACCTATTGTGTCAATACCAAGCGTATCTTTATACACCTGTAAACGTAAACCTTCGTGAGCAATTAGCTTTCTAATTAATATATCTTTATCATATTTCATTTCTGCTCATGCCCCATCCATACAGCAAACGCCCCCGTCATTGCACCGACAACCGTCGATACAAAGGCAGTCTGCTGAGTCGTTGCACTTGCACCTAGAGCCATGAACCACTGAACCACTTGGTAGCTCATTATTGTCATCGCCAGCATCATTAGTCTTGGTAGTATCTTCCATGCTAACATCTTCTCCATAGTCTGGGTCATTTTTTACCAAACAGTTTTGTAGCAGAACGTACTCCAAAAGAAGCGGCAACTATAACTCCTAAAGAATACTGATACCATTCAGGCATAGTATTTAGTTGTTCAAAGCCGTTTCGTACAACATCTTCCATGCCCGGAATAAATGCCAGTATCATAGGTATGCTAAATAAAATTACCAGCCACTCATCTTTCCAAGAAGACGACGAACCTTTGATAGCTTCCAAGTCCCAATCAATCTCAGCGTTTGCTTTACGTTCATACACAATCGCTTCAGCTTTTTTCTTCGCAACATCTGCCTCAACCTTTGCTTTACCTTTTTCTACGTGACCTTTAAGCCATGTGCCAGCTAACTCAGTAATAGGTCCAATTAATAAATTAAGCATTATTTTCTCTTTTATATTTTTCTATACTTAGCGGTTTTCTTTGATATCTTTTTAGGCTGTCTGACAAATTGCTTACCAGCACGAGTTCCTTTTCTTTTAGCACGGGTTGTTGCCGCATACTCTTGGGGCGATAAGGCTTTAATTGCCGCCTCTGGTAAATACCGTTCACCAGTTTTACTGGACGGCTTGCCACTCTTAGTTCTCCAATTTTGCTTTGACCATGACGCTAAACTCTTTTGTGATTTTTTCATCATGTATTTATACCTATTGCTTTTGCCGCACTAACAATCATTGCTACCACAGCGGCACCTAATAAAGATATTAACCCAACTACAATGCCAACAAGTTTTAGTGTATCAGCTAACTCTTCTCTGTCTCTTGCTTTTTGTCTTCTAGCTTCTAATGCCGCTTCTTTTTCTGCTTGTATTCGTTTTGCTCTTTCAGTTACAATACTATTCCACGTACCATGACCAAATCTTAAATCTATAAGATTACCTATCTCATATAGTTTTTCTTGAGCAAGTTTAGCATCTATAATTTCCTGTGCTACACTCATGGTGCCAAAGGTATCTACACCTGCTTTTTTATTACGAGCTTTCTGTGCTTGCTGTTCACCGCGAAACAAATCATCTATCTGTCCAGCTATCTGTCCGATATCTTGAACAGTATTAATATTACTCTTAATAAAGTCGGTTGCCTGTTTTACGAGAGCAATACCAGTTAGTACCTCTGCTACAACCATACCTAATTACGATAGCCGCCCCCTGCTCTTTTATAAGCTAAAGCTGTCATTTGCGCTTTTCTTGCTGACCACTGACCCGGCTTACCGCCTTTTGAGCCAGCTTTAATTCTATTAAATATACGTTTTCTCATAGCAGGTTTAGTATAATTACCCGCCTTGTTAACTGTTGACTTAGACTTAGCCATTATATTTCCTATCTTGCTGGGTCAAAGTATTCTTCGACAGAAACAAATGCATTAATACTTCCTGCCGCTTCTGCAGAAACAAGTATTCTATCTCCACCATTTAATGTAATAAAACTACCATCTACAATATTGTTATATCCAGATGCTGATATATCTAACCCATCAACTATTGTATGCACAATAGAGGTATTAGAGTTAGCATATTGCACAGTAACTGTTCTGGCATTACTTGTATCATTATTGCTAAAACTCAGATGTCGAACTATAGCCGCATGATTATTAGGTACAGTATACAATGTAGTTGTTCCTGTTCCTATTAAAGAACCTAAACTTGTAAATTTAGATTTACTTAAATCTGGCATTACTCTTTACCTGAACAACAACAATCATTCATATCTAGCACTTGCTTGTGCTTTTTCCAGAACCAGTTACCTACAGCAGTGAAGGGCTTACCCATATAGAGTAAAGCCCATCCTGCATATTTTATAGTTAGCTTTTTCATTACTTCTTTTTCTTTGCCATGCCGCCACCGCGCATCATTTTCTTTTTACCCATCATCATACCGCCACCACGCATTTTGGTTTTAGGTTTGACTGCACCACCGCGCATCATTTTCTTTTTAGCCATTTTCATTTTATGTCCGGGCATTTCTTAGTTTCCTTCTATCTAGTACTAGAGATTGATAAGTATCTTTAGGAAAGTGCTGGTAGTACCCAGACTTCTCTAAGCTAAGTGAGGCATCATCAAGTGGTGATAACCTCTGCACAAAGACCATGCAATATTGTAACTCATCATTACTTACATCATCTTCAAGCAAAAAATCCAGACCAGCTTCTTCTGCGTCATAGTCTGGATGAAACACCATAAGGTGCATATCTTTACCTGCGATAGACATGGCTTCGTTTACACCGTCACAAAACCCATCTAGGTATTCCATTTCAATTAGATATTCTGATGCCCATATAACTATATCATAATTATGAGACTCAAAGTTTTTAACTTCTTCTATCAGTCCATCTAATCCTGTGTTTACACTAAACACAACTTTATCTTCTAACCATGCTTGTTTTGCATACGGACACGGTGGTAGTCCATTAAGCATAGCATTTGGCACTTCAAGAAAATCGTGAGACCATTTACGTATATCAGCTTCTACTGGATGCACGTGCTTTTGTCTTTTTCTTTTGTTGCTCTATAAATCTTCTGTATACAGCGGATGCCCCAGTTTTACCTGCTACTCTAGCTCTTTGTTCCATAGCAATAGCCGCTTGTGTTTTATGGTTATGGGGTCTACTAGATGCTTTTATTTTACGCACAGATTCCTGTGCATCTTTTACTGTAGCAAACTTTAAACCTCTAATAGTGCCTTTGGGGTTTTCATCTGTATACAGGTCACTATGCTTTTTAGACTTTGCGGGTTGGCCTTTTTTTCTTGGTATTCTTGCGACCATTCTTCTTCTCATATCCAGCAGTTGATAGTGCTATAGCTACAGCTTGCTTTTGAGGTTTACCTTCTCCTACAAGTTTGCTAATATTTTTACTAACAATCTTTTGGCTTTTACCCTTTTTTAACGGCACTATAGTTTACCTAATAGTAATTTTAGTTTCTTCTTGCTTTTGCCAAGTGCCTTTGCTTTTTGAATTTGCTCTTTGTTTGATGTATCTCCACCCACAATAACTAATCCTATCATTCCCATAGCTTTATGCGGAGTGCATAGATAGTAGTATATACCAGAAGTATCAAATGTTATTGAGACCTCTTTATTGTTTCTTGATTTTAGCTTCATATTGTTAGGAGATGCTATCATCTCTACATTATGACCTTTAGATGTAGGAATCCATTTTACAGTATCACCTACATTAATATGCACAAGTTCATTACTATAAACCTGCTTGTTACCGTTGCTATCTTTGTTGAGCATTTCAATTGTAATTTCAGCAGCACTGATTTGAAAAGATATCAGTATTGCAAATATGCTCGTAAAAATTAACTTCATTCAAAACTCCAATTGTTACTTACCTAGAATTTTAGCTACTACATCAGGACGTTCTTTTTGCAAAGCACGTAATCCCGGATTTAAATCTTTAACAGAACCACCTTTATTAAGATACATATGTTGTTTGCCATTAGCCATGCCACCCATAGCCATTTTCATTGGACCTTTCTTATCTTTAGGCGCATCTGCCATGCCTACGCTGATGGCAATAACTGGTATTTTCTTTTTAGGATTACCGCCTCTTGACATCTGTGTTAAAGGAGCAGTTTTATCCGCACCTGATAATCTATCAAGTCTACGTTTAGCCGCAGCTTTAATAGGAGCAGGTGTCTTAGGGTCAGCTATCTTTGCGGTTAGCTGTTTCATACTCATGCCTTTTACAGCATTATCCATTGTAGCTTTTTTTGATGTTGGTTCAGCCATACTATTCTCCTACTTCGGTAACACATAAGTTTTACCCCGAATATTTCTTAGCTTCTGGGTTTTCTTATTGTATGTACCTTTAAACGGTTTTGCACCTGCTGGTAAGGCGGCATCTTTAACTGTCTTAGATTTAAAATCTTTACGTGGGTCATTTTTATCTTGTTTACCTACGCCCAGTCCTTTTGACGCTTTTCTGCCCGATGAACCAGCGACAGTATTACCTTCAGACATTCCTGTTTTTTTACGTTTGTAAATAACTTCACCGTCTGGTTTACCCTTACGTCTATCTGGACGAGATGCAGGTGTTGGTGTCCGTGTTGGTGCATCTGCTGTTGCTGGCTTTGTACCTTTACCTTTAGGTAAAAGTGTAGCGGCAGTTAATCCTGCAACAGTTGCTCCTGCTAATACTTTATCTCCTTTGGTTATTTTACTAGATTTTTTAGGAGGAGTAATTTTAAGTTGTGTACGTTTAGCACCTCCACTCTTAGGTGGAGTAATATTTTTCATCTCACGTGGCTGACTACTAGGTTTCCTTGAACCAACTGCTTTGCCCTGTGTCGTAACCGCTGTAGATGGACGTTTAGCTACCGCAGTGCCTGTAGATGGTTTAGGTGCAGGTAAAGCAGATACTGGCTTTGATTTAGTAATCTGTGCCTGTGTAGGTTTAGCAATCTTTTTGCCACCTAAACGACGAATCATCTGCAACGCTTTAGGTGCAACCTTACCCGCAGTTATCCCTGCTCTTACAACCTGACCACCCGGTAGAACAAATAATGCAGAACTTAATACGGTTTTTAAAACTTTATTTGCTTTTTCACTTTGACCACGTTTTCCTGAAGTACGTGGTTTATTTCTTCCTGATTTAGCCATTCTATATACTCCTTAACACTTCCATCTTTTACGTGCTTGTCTCAAACGACTGTTTGGGTCTTTAGCAGCATTAGGAAATTTTTTCATTTGACCAGCAGACCTAGCACAGAAGGACTTGCGTCTTTTGGCGGCTTTACTACCCGGCTTTACTTTACCAGTAACGGCAGTCTTTAATTTACTGCCCGGATTTGCTCTTCTATAGGCACGAACACCTGCCTCCGTCATTCCTGCCCCAGATTCAGTAGAACGAAAGTTCTTCTTATTTCTGGGTGGCATCTTGCTTTTTCTACGAGGGGTGTTTCTGCCAGCCATTATATTGCTACTTTAGATTTATCTAATTGGTCAGGATGCACACAGCTAGTTAATTTAAATATCATAGGGGTTTTATAAAAAGTCCAGAGTGCTGTTAGTTCGTATACCATCTCATCTACTCGTTCAATACATCTTTCCTCTGTATGATACGGTCCACGTATATCTGTAATCTGCATACATTTATCGGGAAGGACAAGGTGACATGCAACTATAACAGCGGTAAACATTAAAAAGAACTTTCACATTTATACGATACACTGTCATATGGAGGTGGCAATATTATTTGAGTAGAGTGATACATCTGTATTGCACGAGTAACACACTCTCCTCTTGTATCGTATGGTCCATAGTCATCCTCTAGCTTTAAACAGCTATCTCCAAACATAGGCGCACATATAATTAATATAGTTTTAAACATCCGTCCATCCCTCTGCTCTCATAGCGTCCTCTACATGTTTCAATGTAAACTTACGCCCATAGTGATTTTGTACAGCTTCACGTACATAATAAACATCACTGTGAGGGATATGTAAACGGTCTAATGAGTTATCACATATGGCATCGTAAAATGCAGTGAGAACATTATCTGTATATAGTTTTACTGATTTCTTAGCCATTGTCAAGCAAAAACTTTCATTTAAAATTTAGCATTGCCTCTAAGGGCAAAGTATAAACCACCTACATATAGGCTGACATGCATATAGTCATATATAATTACTTCTAATATACTGTCTGGCATACTAAGCCAAATCACCCCTGTTACAATACAGGTCATTGTAATACCACTAAACCTAGTCAGCATATCTGCAATGTAAGATATGATACCTCTTCTCCACCACAGTCCTGCTAAACCACCTACAAGTAGTCCCACACCTGCACTAATCTCACCGTATACTACAAAAAACCATACGAGTAATGATAAGCCATATACTTCTGCAGTTTCTATATCTACGGGTAGTTTATCGAAGCCTTGCTGCACGAATAGTACAGCTAAAGGTATCCTTAATAAGAACGTAGCAAAGGGTGCAGGTAGTTTAGGTATGATTGGCATAGTGTTTCTTTATTTAAGACAGTTACATAGTGTATGCACGATAGAAACACTACATACGTATAGCACATATGTAGTTATAATAAATACTATTGTATAGATTAGGTACTTGCCCATTGTAAGTGTATCACTTATAGTGTATTTAACAAGATAATATAATATACATTTAAGTGTTATTATATATTTAAGTAGTAAACATTTAAGTGAATCACTTTAAGTGAGTTTGTTATATATAATTATACTCAGAATAGGGTATATTGTCAACCCCTAAAATGTAAATACCACCCTTTTTTATAAAATAATTATGTGGTCCATACCCCCTGCTTATTTTTTATGCAGTTTTAAGTATACTTGTAGAAGCATATACATGACTTATCTCTGTGGTTAACACTCTATTTTCCTAATCTGTGTATTTCTCTGTATATATATCTAGTACGCCCCGGCCGGGCACCTGCCCACCCCATTCTTTTTATTGAATATTGTGCTACTGTCCGGCAAAAAATAGCAAAAACCGGGGATTTGCTGGTAAAAAATGCAATAATATCAATATATTAACTAGTAAATGATAACTGATAACCTATCAATTTACGATAAGACAGTAGTTAAAGAATATCAACAATGTTAGTCTGCACTAACATATATCGGGCTGTGTATGAAATACGTTACCCCTACCAGAACAAACCAAGAACGCTTTTATATATAAATATAGTATGCACCTTTACCTCTGATTATATGTCGTTTTTAGGTGTGTCGTAGTCGTTTATAGAATACTTCTGTTTAGCTGGTAAAATAACTCATTGAAAATAAACAATAAAAAATTAATGCTTGTTTTTATTTTTTGTTTAATGTTAATCTTTAATCATCGAAACGGACAACCCGACCAGCCAACAGGCTCAACAGTGGAACCGCTAGATAGGCTGAATGAAAAAGCATAAGCACTACGGTAATCTTGCTAGGCCATTTAATACTTGACTATGAATTGACTATGAATTACATTTTTAAAATAACTCCCGAAGCTGAATTGATGGGAGTATAAAGTGAGCAAAAGTAGAAGTCGGTTTTTCGTCATATGTTGACCGACTATAAAGAAACGAACTCTCACTAACACGTGGATAGGGCGTAGGCTACCGAAGTCTATCAAGGCTAGGAAACTAGCTTGAGGCGGCACTTGCTACCAAGGGAACAAGTGTGCGACAAGTCAAGACTTAGCGTAAATCTTCGGGGTGGTCAATGTGAGTAGGGCGTATAACAGAACAGGCTAGTTTTGTATATTGTCTAGCCATACGACACAGGGTTGTCGGGAAAATTAAATCTATATTACAGGCTCAATAAGTAACTACACAAAGAGCAGATACACTAGCAACCCTTGGGTTTGCCGTTGACGTAATGAGTGTGAAAAACTAACGATAGCAAGTTGGGTGAAAATTGAGATAGAACAAAACATATAGGGCGAACAGTTGCGCTAGTCACTTAGGTGACAGTTAAGCATTGTTCGCCCTAGCCTATGTCTTGACAAGGTGTACTCACACGGGTATACCTTGTGAATACATAGCAACTTAAAGAGGAATATAAAATGAGCAATCATCAAAATGAACAAATATTAGAACGTCTATATGATGAGGCATATGAGCAGTTAGTAAAACATCATAGAGATATGAAAGCCCTTGGCTATATTACTGACGAGGTGTACAATAATCTTATGTCTGAAAAAACGCTACATGGAGCGGCAGTAGAATTAGCTCAAAAACGCTACGAGTTCGATGTAGCAGATGGTTCTTACTAATAACATAAAGAGGCACAAAATGTATAAAAGAGATTGCAAAAAGATTGCTAGGTTTGCACTTAAAAACCCCGACAATCTTGCTAGAGTTACTACGTTTGTATTAACTACAATACAGGCAGGTCTTGCTACTACTCACAATCAAATGTTAGACATTGATAAATATGGGGCAGATAGCAAATACTTATGGGGCAATAAACGTGATGGATTCTTGTATATGCAAGAACACAAAGCTGTCATATTTGCGGCAATTAAAGCGGCAGTAAAGGCTAATGATGCAGT